CTGCAATAGTGAACTATGGGATAACAGAATAGATAAAGCTAGCGGTAAGATTAAAGATACATATCCTGATTGGAAGTGCAAGAATAAAGAGTGCGACAATGGTAATCCACGTATTTATTATATGGATTCATTTAACGCAAGTAAGCAAGCGCCAGAAGAATGGTTTATGCCTGCAATGCCTGAACCTAAATCATTAGATGATGTAGCTGAAGGTGAAGCACCATTCTAAATGATACATTTAAAAATTATTGTAGATAGTGGTGGAACTTTTCAAGACGTAGAGATAGTAAGTAAACCAACACATATAGATCTAAAGATAGAAGAAGTTATACAAGATATGGAAGGAGAAGAAGAATGAAAATAGGTAAAGGGAGGTCTATTTATTTTACATATACAAGAAGTAATTGTAATGTTCCTGCTTTGTCAGATATGGAATATGCGTTGTCTTGGCGAATAGATATATACAAGAAAAAAAAAGGGGAAGTATAATGTGTATAGAGTGCGGTGAACCACCACAAACAACATTAAATTTTGATGGTAGATGTGTAGGTTGTATTGCATTTATGGTGGAGGATTGCGTATGAAATGTGATTATTGCACAGATGGTAATAGTTTTATGTTAGGCGAACCAAACATAGTTAGTTATGGTAAGTCATATCATAAAGAATGTTATTCAAAAGTTAAACCTATACATGAACATTACAGAAACGGTGGTACTTGGCAAACACTTGCAGTAAAAATTAAGGAAGGAAAAATATAATGACAATGAGAGATGACATATTGCAGCTACTTGATGATGACAAGTGGCATTGTGCAACAGAACTTATAGAGTTCGGTTGGTCAGCACGCAATAGAATATCAGAGATACGTGCAGATCATGGAGAAAAATATATTCTTAGTGCTAAATGTACTATGCACTCACACAAAGGTGGTGTAAGTATGTACAAACTAAATGATGAAAAGAAAAAACAACAGTTATTAAATAGACTAGATCAACAAATTCAGCTACAGTTGTAGTAATGAAAGAAGTATTACAGAGCAAAGGCGCACGTAACGTCTGGGATATGATGGACGAATGTAATGGTTTTTTAGAAGCTATAACATATTGTTTAGAAGAAGATGAATCAAAGAAGATAGATTTTTTTCCATACGATAGTGCTGCTGAATCTAATTTAGTAAAGTCAATACTTAAAATTGATCCTTCATTCCCAACAAAAGCAGGTCCACATTATGGTGGGGTTAGAGTCGGTATCGTAACGAACAAAGGAGTAGGCGAACTTGAAGTCGTGCATGATATGTACGATTTCTTTAGTTATTCTTTTATATCACGTGGTACACAGATAGATTACGGACGACTACCACGTGCAGATATGATGGAATACATTAAAGCTATTGCAAAAGTTCTTAATAGTTCTAAAGCATTGAAAGGCAGAAAATTATTTAAGAAAGAAGAGTAATGTCAAAGCAAAAACAACAGGGTACGAAGCTAGAGACATTTGTAGCAAAGATGTTAAATGGATCTAGGATTGCGGAAGGTGGTAAGAATGACAAAGGTGACGTGTTATTTAATTGGAATGGAGAAAAGTTTTATATAGAGTGTAAAGCTAGACAGTCTCTTAACGTCACACGTGAGTTAGCTAAGTCAATAAAGAAGTCAAAGTCGCAATTTACAGCACTGGTATGGAAGCGTTTAGTTAAAACAGACAAGTCTAGGAGACAACCTGATGGTGTACCTATTGTAGTTTGTTTGACATTGGATACTTTTGTAGAGATCGTAGAATCAAAAATAGGTAATGATTTTTTTGATGATCCGTTTTGGAAACAGTTGCCGTGAGTCGTACTCAGGATATAGATAAAGCTGCACGTAAAACTGCACTAGCGCTGCAATCACTCATGGCGCAAGTAGATTTTCAGTACAACAGACATCAACAATGTATCGTATGTAAAGAAAAATTTGTACATCACATTGACGGACTGCCTTGTGAATCAGATGACTCCAGGAAACAGATAATTAGAAACAATCGTTGGAATAAGAATTTGACTAAATAGAATCCTTCAACTAACTTATATATTAGGAAGGAGTTATATGGATAAGATAAATATTCATGACGGAAAAATACAGGTTGACGTTCCTATTACCTTAGCAGATTTGAAGCTGCTTAAAAATATGACAACTTTAACAGGAAGCACACAACGATTAAGCAGATTATATTTTGTTATACAACAAAATTGTTGGTATGCCTGGTCAAGTGATAGTTATGTACTTGGTCTTACAGAGTGGATACGTGTTGATAGTTCATTTGTTGATTTCAAAAAAACTGATAGATACATAATGGCGCAATACAAAAAAAATGATCCACAACATTTTGGTAAGTATGCAGATAGATTGTATGCAAGTGTTGATGTAAAAGAATTTAACATTGACGTAGCTGACATAAACAAACACTACAAAGCAGACCAGTTAGACGGATACATGTATCTACGATTCGAAGGACATGCAAAAGTTATTGAGCCACGTGTAATTACTGATGAAATAACTGGTGATAAATATCCTATGCCTGACGGCAAAGAAATAACAGTTGACTGGGTATCTATTGCTATCAATGACGTAGGAGTATTCACTATGTTAAATAAAACTGACGGCATTGGAGAATCAAGAGACGTGTTTAGAAATTTCTGGGCAGACGCAAGAGGTGCGCTTGCACCAGATAAGCGCAGACCAATTACGCATATACAATACTCTCCAGTACATCTAAAGAAGGTTATGACGTACTTAACTTTTAATAAAGATGACAACTTTACATACATGTATAACTATGACGGCAATTTTGCTGACGCAGTTTTATTTGAGAAAACATGTAGCGGCACTGACAATGCAACAGCTAAATATGCCTGGATAATGCCGCAGCGCAGTGAATTGGAGGAGGAATAATGCCTAATTTATATTGTGAAAACGATTGTACTAAACACGAAGTAGAGTTGTATCCTGCTGAAGAAGGAGAACTACAAAAAATATTTGATGATATTAAATATGATTTTAAGAATATTCAATATGATGAAAAAACTAAAGACATAATAATAACAATGAAACCACTAGAGGAGGAATAATGTTAAAGCTAGGTGATCTAATTACTCCAGGAGATGACATAGACGGCGCAACTCTATGTGATTGGTGCAACATGCACTTCAAAGGAGACGGTAAGTTAGAACGTTGTAATGATTGTAAAGAAATTACATTTGCAAGTGAAAAAAAATGCGGATTGTATAACATACATTACACATTTGACGCAGTTGGTATTGAACGTGCAGAATCATTTTTGCTTGAACACGTATTTAAGGTTAAAAGTGTAGATGAACTAAACCAATACCAGACAGACGTGTTTAGGTCTATTGAATTGATGGAAGTATGTGATTGTAATGAGTGAAATATCGTATCACTTTAACGTATTTAGTCATCTCATGTTTGCAATATCAGGTGTGCTAATAGGTTATTACTTTTGTAATGAATCCTGGAGAAGCAATAGACAATGGGAATGGAAAAATATTACACAAGAATATAGACTAAAAGAACAGGAGATAGTTAGATTAAAAGATATTAATGATACATTAGTAGAACAATTAAAGGAGTTGAGATAATGGAAGAACTTATAAAGCTGCTTGAAGATAGACAAAAAGATAGTGAAAAATATTGGGAAGAGCAATATCATGAAGAAGGATTTATATCCAATGCACAGGAAACTGATAATCAAAGTTGGGAAATAGGTTTTTATGCAGGATTGCAACATGCAATAGATACTATTAAAGAAATACATACAAATGTATAGGAGAAATCATGATTTTATTTGAATACAAAGGCGTACAAGTCGAAGGCGAAAGTCGTGATAAAGTCGAACTTATAACCGCCGAACTTAAAAAACAAATTGATCTCCGTATTTATAACGAAAGAGCTAAGGAAATATTATTTACTTATATTCCAGAGTCGGATTATGCAGTTAATAAAGAAATACTTTTAGAATTGGAGGAAATGGAGAGAGAACAAACATTAAATAAATAACTTAAATAAGAGTAAAGAAGAAGCTGCAACGCCGCCTTGTTGCAGTTTTTTCTTTTGTTGTTGATTAGTCCTGAAATTTTAGTATCATAAATTTAGAAGGAGGTTGTTATGACATGGGAATATCCCATTACATTAGAAAAATCAACTACTAAAGATATACACGTTAAACAAGTGCGGCACAACGCCATGCTTATATTGACATGTCAACACACAGGAGAGACGCAGCGCTATATGGGTTATGGAATCCAGGAAGCAAAACGTCAATTTAAGAATCATTTGAAGGGAATTGAATAATGGATACAAAAACAGATAATTATATTGAAATATGTCCTGGTTGTTTAGCTTGTTATAATCAAGGGCGCTTGACGTTCTATTGGTTTCGTATAACTAAAGACACAACGCTTAAACAGATAGAGCAAGCGCTTGACATTGAAGAAATACACAGAAAAGCAAAAACTCCGTACGCATGCGGAGGGGACGAGGTACACATACAGGATAATGATTTTTGCGGCGGTGAGTACATGAGCGCAAAAGAATTATTTGGATATGTGCAATTATTAAAACTGATCCCCAACTTTGACTATGTGAGAGCCTTCAAAAATATTTATCTTATGGAAGATGAGTTTTATTATCCTGAAGGAAATCATGAAGTTGAAGTAAGCAGCATGTTCAAAGAGTATGCGGAAAGTGTCCAGGTATTTGATTCACAGAATGATGTAGATATTTATTTAGATGATACTTTTACAGAAATAAACAACATAGATTATTCAAAGAATGTACACAATTATATTGACTGGGAAAAAGTACGCAGGGATTTAATGTATGACTATAAAAAGACAGAAGTTAATAGTAAGATATATTTATGGAGGGAAATATAAATGGGAAGAAACGAAGTATATAAGTTATTGTTGAATTTTGCTAAAGGAGTTAAAGCAGATACAACAATAGCAGAGCAAGTAATGGGCATGGGCAGAGCTATTAAGATATTAGATACAAATATTAGAGCAGTAGCTAATGCCGAACAGAGAGCAAAATATAATAAACTATGTGACAAGATAGAGAAGGAGTACGTGCTATGGAGTTAGTAATAATATTATCCTTAATAGCTGCTGCCTGGATTGTTTCAGGTTACGCTGCGGACGGATACGCAATACGCAAATACAAAAATATCCAGATGGATTATAAATTGTATAAGCATATTAGAACAGTAATAGATTACTCATACGATATAGAGAGAAAAGACTATATCGAAAGCTACGGAGAAGAATCTAATAATTATTTATATTTAGATAGTGATTTAGATTTACATGTTGAGCAAGAAGATAATAATCATATCTTCAAGAGCTTGCACTACCTGGAAAGCAGACTGTCTCCTGCTGACCAGTACAGACTATGGAGACGTAATACTTAATGCTTGATTTAATAAGAAGCAAAGGTAATTGTATGACATGCGGAGAATTATTTTTTTATGATGTTCCGCGCAACGTTTGGGAAATTCAAACACATTGCAGTCAAACCTGTTGGGATAAGTATTTTTTAGGAGACGTAATACTGGTTGAATGTAGCCCTTAACATATACGTACCAGTAGAGAGAGCGCCGCACCCCCTGCGGCGTTTTCTTTTATGTATCACGTGCGCAATAATAATTTAGATCACCGTAAAAAAATTAAACAGATCCCCAGAATTAACAGTGCCTGGTATCTTCTTTTAAGCTGCTAGTGCTTCAGTTGGACGGCGAACGCATGAGCGACACGTACACGACAACACGCCTACAAACCGCAGCACCGCGCAGCACAACCTACGCATATAGTTATACCGCAATGTATAACCCCCATACCTTAACCTGGCGGCGGAGAAAATATATATGAATACGTCAATGTTTACCTGGCAATTTGTGGAGGTGGTAGGAATCGAACCTACGTTGGTTAGATGAGTAGTTGGATAAGCATATAACCCTGACCAGATCACCCCCTGTCTACAGTATACTATATATAGTGTAGTCTAAACATACTATATGTAGTGGTACTATATATTGTATTGTTTATATGTCGAGTATGAGTAGTAGACGTAACTAACCCTGTGTCACTCCCAACCCAAACCAGTTTATTAAGTGTAGTAACAGTAAATGCGCTCTCTCTCTAATAAATAAAATGTGAGGAATGTGGCTCAACCCACGACTAAGGCGGTCCTGCTATGCCAACCCTGTTAACGGCTCTTGATCTTGTGGCGTTTGTATAGGCAGGAACACCACAATGCTTATCCCAGTATGCTACACTATAGCATAGAGATATGTCAAATAATGAAAAAATCACCATCTGTGTAGCAGACAACTGTTTAGTCCCCTTACCAGAAGGTCGTAAAAAATACTGTAGTGATAGATGTTCTAAAAGAACAAGACAACGTGCATGGCGTGCAAACAAACCAACTAAGGATTACCACGTAGACAAAGCAGTAGATGAGAATGTACAGAAGCGTAGAGGAGACTACTACGCCATTATGAAGAAAAAAAATTTTTTTAACGACATTTTAGAAGGCAAGAAAACAAAGAAGGAAGTAGCAAACATACTAAGCTGTAGTCCATCTACAATATCACGTGCAGTAGCAGCATATCTCGAAGATGTAGAAAAAGAAGCAGCATTAGAACGGCGTGGGGATCCCTTCGAGCTGCAAGCTGACGTAGATTCTTTTGTAGAGTTTCGTGATCAATATTTCTTAACAGAACAAGGTAAAAATTATGAGACACCAGACTTTCAAAAGAAGTGGATAGGTGCTATCTTAGATAGTATAAAGCACGGTAAAAGACTTATGATCTTGTCACCACCTAGACATGGTAAGACAGATTTGTTAACACACTTTTGCGTATACATGATTTGTAAGAATCCAAACATACGTATCATGTGGTGCGGTGGTAACGAAGATATTGCACGTAACTCTGTAGGTGCGGTGCTAGATCACTTGGAGAATAATGAAGGACTCATACAAGATTACGGAGACTGGGACGGATTTAGACCTTCTAATAGAGGCGGAAAGAGTTGGTCGTCCAGTCAATTTACTGTTGCAACTAGAACAGTCTCTGGTATTAAGTCGCCAACTCTTGTCGCAATTGGAAAAGGAGGTAAGATCCTTTCCAGAGACGCAGACCTTATTATCGCAGACGACATTGAAGATCATGGAAGTACTGTGCAACCAAGTGCTAGAGAAAACACCAGGAACTGGTGGACCACAACATTACAGTCTAGGAAAGAGGAACACACAGGCATGGTCGTCATTGGATCAAGACAGCACCCAGACGATTTATACCATCATCTCTTAGAAAACAAAGCATGGGAGACTATTGTAGACCGTGCGCATGACTTAGAAGTACCACTTGAAGATGAAACTATAGACCATACAAAACACATGCTATGGTCAACTAAACGTACACACAAGTGGTTAATGGAACAACTAAGTGCAGCAGAGACAACAGGTGGTAGAAATATATTTGAGATGGTCTATCTAAACAAAGCTATACCAGAAGGTATGGAGTTATTTACAGCAGAGATGATTGATAAGTGTTTAGATAAATCAAGGAAGCTAGGAGACATACCACCACACACAAGTCTTATTGCAGGACTAGATCCTGCTAGTACAGGATACCAGGCAGCAGTGCTTTGGGCATATAACGTAAAAACACAACAAGTATGGCTAGTAGATATGAAAAATGATCAAGGCGGTGGTATACAAAAAGCACATAACCTAATGAAAGAATGGTATGACAAGTATTGGTTAAGTCACTGGATCATAGAAGAAAACGGATTCCAACGTGCTATTGGTCAAGATAGAGATATAAAGTTATGGGCAGCTAATCATGGTGTACGTATAGAAGGACACCAGACATACAAAAACAAATGGGATCCTACGTTTGGTGTTACAAGCATGGTAGGCATGTATGAGCAAGAAAAGATAAACATACCGTATGCAGACGCTAAGACACAAAGACTTGTCAATATATTTAGACAACAATTAATTTATTTTTCACAAGCAGGTGCTAGTAATTCACGTAACGTAAAAACTAAAACTGACTTAGTTATGGCTAGTTGGTTTCCTATGAAACGTATACGTACCAATGTAAAAATGATGTTAGCTGAAGCAGAAAGCGACTATACTCCTTCCTATAGCTATTATAAGCAAAGCGAATACAACGAGGTTTTTTGGTAATGGTGTATACCCCAGACGAACTATTAATTAAGACGGACGACTTAAAAGGCATGCACGAGCATAGTGGTCACTATGAGTATCGTGATAGAGTCCGTTCTATTATGAATGGTGGTAGCAATGGTATTGCAGCATTACTTGGTGAGAGTGCAAAAAACTACGATATAGATTTACCAATACCTAATCTTATAAATTCTGGATTAGAACACCTAGCACAAAAATTAGGACGTATGCCAGACATAAAGGTAGACGCTTATGCAGATAGTGAACGTGCTAAAAACAAAGCAGAGAAATTAGAACGTATTGTATCTAACTTAGACGGTTATTCTAAAATGGATATGCAGCTACCACAAGCTGCTAGATGGCTACCTGGTTATGGTTTTTGTGTATGGATTATTAGACAAAAGATGTCACCAGATGGCATTATGTATCCACATGCAGAACTACGTGATCCTTACGATTGTTATCCAGGATATTACGGACCAGACCAAGATCCAAAAGAATTAGCACTTATACGTTTAGTACCTAATCAAGTTATTAAAAGCATGTACCCACAAGCGCAAGTTATGGTTGACGAATCAAGTCAGTTCCCATCAGGTTATAGTAAATTCAAATACCATGATGGTTTTCAACGTGGTTGGGATAATCATTTAGCTGACGGTACAGAACTTGTTGAATACTATGACGAAGAAGGTACATACGTATTTTTACCAGATACAAAACAAATATTAGATTTTACACCTAATCCATTAAAGTCAGGACCACGCTTTGTTATATCTAAACGATTTAGTTTTGATAGATTAAGCGGTCAATACGATCACGTATTAGGACTTATGGCAGCTATGGCAAAGATAAACGTATTGTCAATTATTGCTATGGAAGACAGTGTATTTACAGAGACAAACATTATTGGTGAGTTAGAAAGTGGGAACTACAAACGTGGTAGATTTGCAGTCAATTACTTAACACCTGGTTCACAAGTAGCTAAACCACCAAACAATGTTCCCTATCAGTTGTTTCAACAGATAGACAGAATAGAACGACAACTACGTGTTGGTTCTAGTTATCCAGTAAGTGATGACGCAATATCTCCTAACTCTTTTGTTACAGGTAGGGGATTACAAGAGTTACTATCGTCTGTTGATCTAAACGTAAAAGAATATCAGTTATCACTAAAAAACGCAATGGAAGAACTAGATTACAAACGTTTAGAGATGGACGAAGTGCTTAATGGTAATAAGAAAAAACCATTAGCAGGTTACTTAAAAGGTACAGCTTTTGCAGAACAATATACACCTTCAGCAGACATACAAGGTATGTACAAGACAAGACGTGTGTATGGAGTTATGGCAGGTTTTGATGAACCAACAAAGATTGTTTCTGGATTACAGTTATTACAAGCAGGCATTATTGACAAAGAGACATTGCAAGAAAACATGGACGGTCTTGACAATATACAAAAAATTAATGACAGAATACTTAAAGACGAAGCAGAACGTACTTTGTTTGAGACATTAAAAGTACAAGCAAGTCAAGGTGATCCTAAAGCAACTATGGCGTTAGTGCAGATTTACAAAAATCCTAATAGCATGCAAAGGATACTAGATAAATTTTATACAGCAGAACAACCTGAAGTACCAGAAGGTGAAGCTGCATTACTAGAACAAATGATGGGCGGAGGTCAAGTACCACAAGGTCCTGCACCAGACATAAGATCATTACTTCTTGGAGGTGTGCAAGGTGGCTAGTCCATTTAACGAACGTGAATTATTAAATTATAAATTTAGTGACATTGTCAACAACTGTTTAGTAGATGTATGGCAAAAAACAGAAGAAGCAATAGCTGATCACGAAGATGAGTTATATATTGAAGAACCAGAATTATCACCTATGCCACAAGGCATGATTGTTCAATATATACCTAATGGACTTATAATATTTTTTGGACAACAGGGAGACTTAGATGGCGAATGGTAGTAGCAGAGAACGTGGCAGAAGAGGTGGAGTAAAGAGACCTGCTGCTGTTAGCGGTCCTGGACGACTTTCAAGAAGAACAGATGGTGCAGCACCTAGCATAGAAGATGTTAGAGGTATGATTACAGAATCTGCAGGTGAAGAACAAGCACTTGTAGAACAAGTAAGACAAGGCAATGTAGAACAACCACAAACTACATTTGCAGCACAACCACAACAAGCACCACAACAATTAGGTGGAGTAGAACCTGGTGTAGCAGATGTATTTGCACCAGGACAAGATGACCTAAATGCTTACACACGTCCACCAATGGAAGATCAATTCTTAGAACCTGATGATGTTATGTTAATACGTGCAATGGCAGAAGTTAATCCTACTGCAGAACTTTTAGGTTTACTAAAGTTTGCTTCTGATAGGCAGATAGGTAGATCGCAGCGTAAACTCTAATGGCAGAATTTCATAGAGATAATCCTGCACAAGAGCAAGAGTTTTATCAAGAAATAATTAAAAGACAAGCAACGTATAAACGTGCTAAACAATCTATAAGTAAAGATGACGCAGTGCGTGCTTCTGCAATATCACAAGCGTATCCTAACTTTTCTCCTGATGTAATTACAGCGTTAACAACATTACAAGTAAAACCTGAAGCAACAGTGTTAAACGATATATCTAAGATGATTGCACAATCTAACAGTCAAACAATATTAGATAAAGTATTTGAACCATTACAAGCAGGTGTACGTCTAGGATTTTTAGGATTAGAAGATTTATATAGAACTACAGTAGATAGACCTATTAACTCTTTTATTGCTTCTACATTTGGTGATAAAGCAGAAACACTTACATTTAGTGAAGCATATAGACAGTCAGGTAAATCTACTGTTAAACAACTTATTGGTGAATTAAACAAAGGTAAAAAAATTAATTTAGGTGAAGGATTTTTACCACAATCAGAAGTATTTGATCCTGCTAATCCACAGTCAAAGTTTTATGACGAATACCAGTACATGATACGTAGTGGTTTTGACGAAGGCAGAGCGCAATCAATTATACAAAATTATCTTGGTACACCAATAACAACTATAGATAGACAAATGCAAGAAGGTAATGAAAACTTTACAATCACAAGTCAATACGGAACTGCACCAATATCTCTTGGTAGATCATTAGCATTGCAAGTTGCAGAACCTAACACTAGAACATTTAATGTTGTGTCAGGTGTGTTAGACGCAGGTAAAGCATTATTTTTAGATCCTGCAAACTATTTGTCATTAGGATTAAAAGCATTTACTAAATCTAAAAAATCATTAAAGATACCTGATTATTTGGCAAAAGAATTAGAAAAAATAGAACCAGATAAATTAACAAAAGCACAAAAAGAATACATTGGTGCAGTTAATAAAGGTTGGGGACTGCCTTTTATATCTGGTAGGTCTGTATCTAATTATCTATCTAAAGATCCTGGTGGTAAAAAACTTATAAACTATTTTGCAGAATTAGATAGTCCTAATAAATTTATGGAGTTGACAGGTATTACAGATAGAGAAGCTATTGCAGCGTTTATGGACATATCACAAGACTTTACAAAGTCTGCAGCAGAAAAACAATCTGCTATGCAAAACTTATTGACTGAGTTTTTAGAAGATCCTTTTGGTCCATTTGGTACAGGTCAAGCACCAACAGTAGGTGCAATAGGTAGATTTTTAGGTGGTAGAGCAGAAGATTTACTAGGTGGCGTACCAGAAGGTACAGGTAAATTATTTGGTGCAAAAAAAGTTATAAAGACAAAACTTATGGATAGTCCTAATAGATCAGCAAGAATATTATCTACATACGCAGGTGAGTTTCCATATAGATATGTTGACAGCAACCAGTTAGATGACGCAGTATCTAACATAAAAGGTTGGTTAGATCAAACTACTGTTGATCCTATAGCTAAAGATCAAATTATAAACAGAGCTGTAAGACTAGAAGATGGCGATCAAACAGGATTATTTAACGTTGTAAAAGACATGGTTACATTTGCTACAGATGATTTAGTAGATAACTATGGTGTAAACAAAGAGGACGCATTTACATTTAGCAGAATTTTTGAAGATTACTTACCAGAACTACGTGCATATTTTATTGACGCAGTTACAGGTAACAATGTTGCTAATCCTGGTGCAAAGATAAGTCAAACAATTATTGACAACAAAGCATTTGTTAATCCTGATCCACACTTGTTAACAGAGTTTATAAATAGAACTATACCTTTACCAGATCCAGGACAACTATCCAGAGCTATGAACTCTATGTCATTGATTAGAGCTAAAGCGTCTGAAGCAGGAATAGATATGTTTAGTAAGTTACCTGCAAATATACGTGCAGGCACAATGTCTAAAATTATAGATAGTTACTATTCAGACTTTTGGAAACCGTTTGTATTGTTACGTGGTGCTTGGTTATTACGTGTTGTTGGTGAAGAGCAGCTACGTATGTATACACGTGGTTATGACAATATATTTTCAAGACCATTATCTGTATTGTCATTAGGATTACTTAAAAAACCTAATAAGACAGAAGCAGCAAGATGGACAAGCAAAGATGTTAAGTTTGCAGATTTATTAGGTAATCCATTAGATGAAGCGTTAGAGTGGCAACAAGCTAGTTCACGTAGGTATGGATCAAATAACTTTGACTATTTGTTTGGTGGTGCATACAAAGCAGGTAGAAGGCGTAAAAAACCTGGTGTACACCCTATGGACGTTGTTACAAAAGAGGACGCATTACGTAATAGAGAGACGCAACCAAGACTTATACAAAAATATTTTGATGACGGTATTGTACGTGAGATAGCACATTTGCATTATGACAGATTATTTAACTTCTTATTTAGAGGTGCAATGACTAAAAAACAAAGAGACGCAAGATTAAAAGAGTTTGTAGAAGGTGATAGCTTACGTGCTAAAGAAATTATAGAAGCATATAGTAAAGGCGGTCCTACATACAGAGCAAGAATGAATACTGCAGGTGGTCGATATGCTTATGCAGAATCTATTACAGCACGTGTAAATCAGCTAGCAGGTGGATCATTTACACAAGAACTTGATGTATTAGATGATTTGTCAAGAAGAATAAACGTAGATGATATAGATTTTGGTAAAACACCATTTCCATTGTCAGTAGAAAAAACAGCTAATAACAATATACTAGAAATGTTGTTACGTAACAGATTAAACAGATTAGATGGTAAACAATTTGTTGATGAAACATTAGATGATTTTTTTGACAGCATAAAAAATGGAGATCAAACAATATACAGAAATGTTAAAAAGAAATTATTAAGTGATGAGTACATAGAGAGCTTACCTAACGTTGTTGCTGTTGGTAAAACAGATTATATAGATAACGTTGGTAAATTAGAATTTTATACAAACAAAGCATTTGACGCATTAATGGGACAAAGAACTGACAATGCTTCACGTTCACCAGTGTTTAGACAAGCATACTGGAGAACAATATTTGATATGCTTCCGTATATGTCAGGCAAGATGAGACAAGTTATGTTAGAAGGCGGTACGTACACAATAGACGGTAAAGAGTTTAAAGTTGCAGGCGCATTAAATGCAAACCTACCTGGAGAAAACATGATAGCTACTTTTAAAGCTGATCTTGGTTTGCCTGCAGAAAAATTACGTAAAGCAGATACAGAAATAAACATTGATATGTTTCAACGTAAAATAAAAGAACTTAACGATAGAGATACAGAATTAGGTTTAGGTTTTGAAGATATAGACGAAGAGTTTGAGAATTTATCTAACGCATTAAATAAAAAGAAAAAAAGATTACAAGACAAGATGACAGATAAGCAAGAAGAGCTTATGCAACTAGAACTAGACATTACAGGAACTTATGGATCAGGAGTTACATACGAAGATGATATTGTACCTGCAAATATAAAACAACGTGTTGATGATTTACAAGAAGATATATTTGATCTTGAATCAGAGATAGATGATGTACAAGATGTATTTAACAACAACATGAAAGAAAAAGCAGAATTACTAGGATTTACAGATAAATCTGGTGACGTTGATTTAATTGATAGAATAGCAAAAGCACGTGCATTAACAGAAGTGCAAGAGCTGTTGTATGACTTAACTAAACGTAAAAAAATTGCATATAACTTACGTGGTATTTTTCCATTCGGTGAAGCATATATAGAAATTATGACTACATGGGCTAAGTTATTAAAAGATAATCCAGAGATATTACGTAGAGGTCAAGTTACTGTAAACGCATTACGTAGAGATAATGTGTTTAGTCCTGTAGAAGGTGAAGGATTTTTAGGAGAAGATGAAGTTACTGGAGAAGAAGTATTTTATTATCCTATGATTGATGACTTAGTATCTGACGCATTGTTTGGTGAAGATAGACAAGTTGGTGTAAGATTGCCTGGTTATGCAGGATCACTTAACTTAGCACTAGAAGTAGTACCAGGCATTGGTCCTGCAGTTGCTATACCTGCTAGCTTTTTTATAAATGCAAGTCCTAACTTTGATGAAGTTAAAAAAATTATGTTTCCTTATGGTTTACCAGATGTTAGATCTGCTAGTGACTTAATTGCTGCAGCAGGTGTACCTGCATGGTTAAGAAATACAGTACAAGGTTTATACGCATATAACGAAGATGTAGGTCAAAACGAACTAACACGTATTGCTTCTAACACAACTATTGATGTTTACAGAATATTAAAAGCAAATGGTAGTGATGACAGTACAACAGAACGTCAAGAAGAACTTATGAAAGAAGCTAGAAGTATTGCTAAAAATCTAGCATTTATAAAAGCAGCTTCACAGTTTGTTGGTCCAGTAGGACTTAATCCACGTTTTGACGTAGGTAATGATAAAAATGGTGGTCACGTTTATTCTATGCAAATACTTGCAGATAGATATAGAGAGTTATTAGAAACACCGCCTAAAGATCCAGAGTCAGGTCAATTCTTATATCCACCTGGAGATAACTACTATGCAACTAAATATTTTATAGATGAGTTTGGTTTTAATCCACTAGACATAGCTACTCCTAAAACAGTAGTTGTAGAACCTAGACCTGTAGATGAGCGTGGTGTACAGTTCCAACAAGATAATCCAGAGTTATTTGAGCAATACTCTATAACTGCACAGTATGCAATACCACAAGGCGGCGGTGGTCCATTTGATTATGAAGCATACGTTAGAACAATAGCTAGTGAGCAGAGAGAACCATTAAAACCAGAAGAATGGTTGCAAAAACGTAATCAAAGATTAGGACAGTTTTTTATGGAAGAAAAGCGTGTATCTACATTACAGACATACGATATTACAGATCCATATCAAAACTTAATTAGAGAACGTGAAATGGCATTTTTTAGAGATATTGCACGTAGTAAGTTTCCTGGTTTTGATTCTACAATACCTGGTTTACCACAAACAGCTACATTAGAAATGCAGTATCAAGAACTACAAAATTGGGAAAAGAATAGAAAACTAGCTAGTACACCTGTAGGCAAAGACTTACGTGTAGTCTTTAGCATGATTAATACACTAGAACAACGTGCGTTAAATGGCGGTTTATCTAAGAATGGTTGGAGAACATCTAGGTCAATGCTAAAAGAACGTCAACAATTACGTGACACTATAGGTATGTTAATAAATAAAAATCCAGATTTTCAATTAGTAGCTGAAAGAGTGCTGCTTCCATTATTCCAGGAACGTACAGATTTCTTAGAGGATTTGCAATACGATTATGATACACTTAAAGAATACGGTGTATACTTACCACAGCTAACTGATACAGAGGATATTTAATGACAAAAGAGATGAAACAATCTTTGGTGGATAGCATAATACAACAAAATGGTTATGGTCCTGATGAGCAAATAACTAAAGATTTATTGGCTTTAGTAAATGAATCTAATGATCAATTATTTATAGCTAAGTTATACAACGAAATAGCTTTATACAATAAAGTGCAGGCAAAGATGTCAGACAACTATGTAGGTTTTTCTTCTGCTTTTCCAGTACAATCACAAGGCGTACCTGCAAGTAAGCGTGGACAAGCTGCAGTTAATCCTGCATTAGCAAACATAAACATTGCAATAGAAAACACAAATCCTGAATGGAGAACAGATGAAGCTATTGTTAAAGATTTTTATAGAGGATTAGATGTTGCTACTGGTATAAAAGGACCAGAAGGTTCTGATAATGCAGAAGCATATTATGATTATCTAAATACAAAACTAAATCAGTTAGTAGAGGATACAGGATTACTAGGAGTTGTTATACGTCCACCACGTGGTGAAGGCGGTACAATTTACATGTCAGAAGATTTAGATGACTGGTTTAGAAATAACACACCTATGGATATGACAGAAGGTTTTTATCCTGCAGAAGGTAAATCGTACAGAAAATATCCAGGATTTGCCAAACCTACAATTATAACAAAACCAGTTATGACATTTAACGAAGAGTCTGGATACTGGGATCATACAGGTGATTATCTTAAAGGTGCAGAATCATTTAACAGTGATGGTAAATTTAACACAGGTTTAGATACTGGTGATACATTTCAGGTAGCTGTTGGTACAAAGAAACCAGACGGTACATCTGTAGGTGAAGTACAAACACTTAGTTATGATGAGTACAAATTATTACAACAAGAAGTAGCAGAAGATCCAAGTAGTGAAATTATTAATGTATCTGGTGACAAAGCACAAGTGCAAGCACAGTTAGATAGATGGGTTGATTACAATACTTCTGACGCAGCAGCGCCAGAGTATTCTATATTTGGTGGTATAACACCTGAATATGCAATCTACAAACAACCAGATCTTGCTAACGCATTTAAAGATGGTGATCCTACTGCAGCACAAATGAAAGACGCAATGTTACCTGAACAAGTATATGCAGGTAGTATTCCAGAAGAACAGTTTTATGGTGGTTTTGATCACATATCTGGTCAAGGTCCAGGACTTAACAACTCACAAAAAATATCTTGGATTTCATTAGCACCACAAGAAATTAAAGCAATACAAACAGATCTTATGCAAGCAGGTTATTTAGATCCTGAATCATATTTTTTAGAGCAGGGTGCATGGCAAGATAAAACAGCAACAGCTATGGCTTCAGCTATGACTGACGCTAACTTAAATATGACAGATGTGTATTCACAGTTAACTGCAGAAAAAGAACGTTACTTTACTAAACCACCGTTGTTGCCTAAAGTATATCAACAACCATCTCCAGAGTTTGTTAAATCACAAGTTGACGCGGCACTTAAATCTGCAGGTGTTACACGTAAACTTACAGACGCAGAACTTGTAGCGTTTTCTGATTACTACATACAAGCAGATAAAGATTACGAAACTGCAAATGCAGAATATCAAAAGAATTTAGATTTAGCTAATAGATTATTTCCTGGTGCGCCATCAGAAATTATGATACCTTCTACACCAGGCGAAGAATTAGCAGCATTTGCAGAACAACAATTTGAACCACAGTTACAAGCACAACAGAGAGGTATACAAGAACGTAACGATTTAAGTTATTTGTTTAGTTCTATAGATCAATTTGACCGTATGATTGGAGGATAGTTTGTCATTAAAAGATGATGTACAAAAACTCGAATCAGAATTATTAAAAAAATATGCTGATGTATTAGAGTTTGATGAATCAGTATTTGGTGATTTAGATAACAAGTCACCATTAAGTTTAAATTATTATGACGGTAAATTAAATATTGACGTAATATCTGTAGCACCTGCTAGTCAAAATCAAGGTGTTGGAAGAAATATAGTGAATGAAATTATTGCGTTTGCTAATGCTAATAATTTAGAAATAAGAGTTGATAGTTTAGTAGATGAATTTTTTGAAAAAATGGGATTTGAAAATTTTGCTGATGAACAAGGGTTTGTTGATGAAGCATTATTTCGTAAATTACCAGATACAAAAGAAGATCAGGTTATGCAACTCCTTGACGACCTTAAAGAAAAATACGGACAATTTTTAGATGACACTGCAAGTGAAGCAGGAGATGGTAGTGGATTACATTTTGATTTAACATCAGGCAATATAATAGATGGTGATGAAATATACATTGAAGCATTTTATTTAAAACCAGAAGCACAAGGTAAAGGCATTGGTAAAAAAATGGTTAATGCTATAAAAAAATTATCAGATGAAATAGATGTACCAATTACTTTATTAGATAAAACTTTAGAATCACCATACGGCAGTAGTTTTTGGAAAAGTATGGATTTTGATATTGATGATGATACTGCTACAGCACTGTACAACTACGGTGGTGATCCTTCAAGCACAAGATTTGCAAAAGAAAGTTTACAATTAGCACCAGACGATCCAAGCGAATTATTTAAAGATCCTGCTTCAGAAAATATGACAGGTGCTATGGAAAGTTTATCTGCTGCATTGCCAGAAGATTTATCAGATGTTGATTTATCTGACGAAGATAAACAAATGATAGAAGATTTTAGAAAAAACAAAAAAGAATTTGAAGCTATAACAAATCCAGTAAATAGTTTAGAAGATGATGTAGCAGAAATAACGAATGATTTTGTTGCTAAAAAATTTGCAGAACCTGTAGATACTGCTGATGGTGTCATTATGCGTATTAATGATTCTAATGAATTAGAAGTATTAGTTATTAAAAGAAAAAGAGGACCACACAGAGGTGATTGGGCATTGCCTGGTGGAATTATGGATTCTGAAACTCTTAAAGAATTTGACATGGCAGAAGAAGCATATATGGACAATAACGTTGACTCCAATAACAAATCTCATGTAGCTTTTGGTAAAACTCCTGCAGATGGAGATAGTAAACAAAGGAGATACACATTTACAGCATTAAAAGAAATTATGGAAGAAGTTGGTTTAGACCTAAGCGATCCTGATGTAGTAGATACTTTAGGCGGTATGGTTAAATCATTGACACCAAAGTATGCAAGACTAGATTGGGACGCTAGAGCAACACAAGGAGTAAGTGTTGGTGGTGCATTTGTATTTGTACATAACAATGATTGGCAACCAAAAGCAGGAGATGACGCACTTAAAGCAGAATGGAAAACAGTCAAAAGTATTGTAGATGGTGATATTAAATTAGCTTTTGGACACACAGAATGGTTAACACAAGTATTGGGAAACCGTAAATTATTAAGACAAACTGGTATGACTAAAGCGTTTTCTAGTTTTAATACATATAATCCTATGAAGTTAGAAAACTATGTTGGAGATTATACAGAAACAATGGATAAGCTGCATGAAATAAACATAAAAAATAAATCAGATATTACAGAATTAATACAAGCTGCAAACAAAGTACGTGTTGAAAAAGGCATGCCAGAAATTCCAGTAGACAAATCTAATATACAAGGAACAGCAGAAAGTATAATTAAAAATTTAAGATTAAATGGTCCTGGTGAACCTGAATTAATATTATCAAATATGCAACCAGAAGAGTTTATTAATAGAATGTTGACAGATAAACAAATCAATTATGAATTATCTATAGATGATTATGTTCAAGATGTATTTATAGAAGAAGTTAATAAACAAAAAATTGGTGATGAAATTGTGACAATAGATGATTTTACAAATCCTACTAGCAATACAAAACTATTAGATGTTGGTGCATTAGACGTACCACTAAACGAAACAGGTATTGATAATGTAGCAAGACAAATACAACAACAATCTATAAAAAATGTAGAAGATCAATTAGCATTTTTATCACGTCAAGGTTTTAATGATTATCAAATATTAGATGAATTAAGAAATGTTTATACAGAAAAATTGCTTACTCCAAAATTTTTAAAATTATTAAAACAAAATATTAGAAATGCACAAAATGAAAAACGTACAAGTTATTACGCATTAAGTAAAATAGATACAATTTTAGATCCTTCAGTAACACAACCTCCAAAAGTTGTTATAAGATACAATAACAATAGAAATATATTTAGCACTTTTATATTAAATAATGAAATACAAGATTATCTTAAAACTGAAAAGCAAGAGAATTTTTTGTCACAAGTGTTTGATAATCAAATGATGAAATTACCACCTGCAGAGTTCTTTCAAAAATATGGTGAGTTTGATGAAACATTATCACAAAAGTCAGCTTATGTACAGGACGGAAAATTATACTTTCAAACAAATCACGGTACACCTGGACCTAAACAAGGTATTTTAAATCTTATAGCTTATGCAACAAGCAGAGCAAAAGATGATCCTAGATTAGGCGATATTGCACCAGGATTAAAACAACAACGTCCTGTATTTTTTGACAACACATTTTCATTTGTTGATCCTACTTTAGGAAAAGGAGGACTTATAGGACCTTTACTCTACACAACTACAAGTCCTTTTGTTGGTGCAGGTTATGCTACAGGAAGTGCTGATGGACATGATACATACAGTCTAAATTCAGTAATCAGAGATGACATAGAAGGATTTGTAAATAGTAATAAATATAATATAAAATTTTTAAGTGAGTTAGAAGAAGTCGCAAAACAAAATGGAATAGTTATAGATTTTGTAAAATCAGATGATAATTGGACTTTCACAGGATTGTCTGATTTTAATGGTAATAATGATACAACATCAGCTAATGTTGCTAATATTCGTGGATCAGTAAATATAGAAAATGTATTAAAAATTAATCAATCAACTTTACCTGGACAAGGTGATAACAAATTACAATCTTACTGGGAACAAGTGTTAGATATGTTTGGTGAAGATTGGTATGAGAATGATTTAAAAAATGACGGCGGTGTAGTAAAGCGTTTAAATTTTGGTTTAAAAGATAATATTTTTTTTGATTCAGATCTTGGATTACCAGAACCAAAAACAAATTATAAATTAAAACCAGAAATTATACCGTATATAGTTGCTGCAAACAAAGTAAAAGCTATACCAGGCGCACAAGATGTATCGACATTAAGAAATTGGTACAGATGGAAAACAACAACTGATCCTGATTTTTTTCCAAACATAGGTCACATTGTTGGAACAGGTAGTAACTTACCAAGAATATTAAGCGGAAATTTACAAAACAATATAAACAATGAAGTAATACAAAAAGCATGGAAAATTGATAAAAATATACCAGGTATATTCGACAACACTGATCAATATAAAAATGTAATTCAAGTTTTAGACAATAATCATCATTATTTTGGTATAGCAGATTCTATAGATTATCAAGTTCTTTCCAATACATTAAAAGGAATTGTTGCAATACGTGAAGAAAATTATATTGAAGCAGCAAAATTCTTAGCAATAGAATTTTTAAATGGTGAATGGGTACCTGTAGCTGATAAATTGGCAACAGAATTAGATGAAGCATTAAGTGGTCTTGATTTCAGTATGGACTATAAAAATAATTTAGTTTCAGACGTAGATAAAATATTAAATAAAGAATTAAAATTACAAGATAATTTATTAATTAGTAATTTTAATAAAGAATTTTTTGATACAAATAGAGTAAATTTTGTAAATAATTATTTTGAAGCAAATAACTTAAAACCAATAGCTACTAAAGATAATGTTGAAGATATTTTAAATTCTATTTATTCTTACGAATTAGGTGATAGCGGTATAAACAGTGATATTTTAGATAGAAAAATTTATACATTAGCAGGTCAAAATGGTTACGAATTAGCATTAAGTACAGGCGGTGGAAGGGTTGGTAGTAATCCTCATTGGGTTTTAGGTATCATTGATCCTTCTAACAAATTACAAACTAATATGCCAAAAACATTAGAAGTTGGTGTAAAAGGTTGGGCTTTTATGAACGAAGATGACGCTGAACATTTATATAGATTAGGTAGTAGAAACTTAGAAAATTTAACAGACGAAGATTTATTAGTAATGTCACGATATATGAATCCACAGACCATTATGGATTTAGATATATCAGAAGCACAATTAGAAAATCTTGATAAAATTACTAAAGAAAAAGGAATTTATTTTGGTACAAGTTTAGACAATTTAGCACCACAAGGTACTACAAATCTTTCAGTAAGACACATGATGTTACAAAGTGAACTTCATAAAATACACACGCTTGCAGAAGTTGGACAAGTACCAAAAGAAGCTGTGTATCCAATAATAAATTCATTTCTTAAATTATTATCAGAACTACCAGAAGAAGCTAGAGCTCAATTTTTTATGGGCGCACCAAACACTGTAGATATAATTAACAAATATACTAAAGCTACAATGCGTGGTGCAGGTACAGCATTGAAATACGGTGGAAAAGCTGCAGACAAATTTGACAAATATGTATTGTTACCTGCAGCTTTAGATATATTAGCTAGTCGTATATCTGGTCCTGGATCACAGTACGAAACTATAGGTGGTGCAGTAGCTGACACAATAAATAGATACGAAGGAGAAGAAAAAGATACGATTATAGAAATGTTGTATGGAAATAAAAATAATCCAGAAGTTAAAAACATATTTGGTGTAAATATTGCAGCACCAGTAACAGAGGGCATTGAATACGGCAAAGATAAATTTAAAGAATATGTTTATGACAATAATATTTTTGGTATAAAAAGCATAGTTAAATTTTTAAAACCTAAAGTTATTGAAGAGTTAAAAGAAGTAAGAGATAAAGTTGGCTTAAATGATTGGCTTTACAAAGCAAAAAGAGATATGGTTGTTGAAATGATAATGACAGATAATAATGTTCCATATACAAAAGAAAATATAAACATATATACTAAAGCGTATGAAGATAATAATCCTAGAGAAGTAGACAAGTATGGTAATGAGTTACCTGATAATTATGACAACAGTTGGGCTAGCAGCATACCAGACAACAGACTTTCAAGAGACTTCCGTGTTTCTGAACGAATTAGAACAGGAGATAGATACACAAGAGGTGGTGGAGGAAGTGGAGTTGTACAAGAGTAATATGTTTAATTTAGATAATCTTAAAGAAATAAAATATTCATCTTCTGTTGTAGAAGGTGGTGGTGATGGTTCTGATCAAAAACCACGTATTAATACAGACGAACAAGACATACAAACTATGAATCAAGATGATTTATATTTTTATATACACAATTATGCGAACAATGTTTTTGAAAAGGATTTATTAGGAAGAAATGCACAACCTTTTTACAGTAACGGTGTAAATAGAATTGACGAATTTATGGGTATATTAGCAGTAGAAAGTTTGTCAAACAGAGATTCTACTGGTGAATATACTGAATATAAACCTAAACCATACAATGTAAATGCTTCTTTGCAAAATGATTTTAACGATAGCTACGGAGTATTTCAAATAGATACTGGACCTGCACTACCTTATATATTTATGACAATGGAAGGTGCTAATGCAGATGATGTAAGAAGTCTAGCTCAAACAGAAGATATGAATATAGTTATGACTTATGCAAAAAAACTTTTTGAAAATGATGATGTTAAAAATGAAGTGTATAGTTTCTTAAAAGATCCTAACAATATTGATAAACATATAAAGATAGCTGCAACTATATGGAATGATCATCAATTATCAAAATTAAAAAAAGACGGCGCAAAAGGTTGGAACGCATACAATAATTATAATAACAAAACTAAAGGTAAAGAATATTTAGATACCTATGAATTATATATGAATAGAGCTAGCGATTTAGGATTAAATTTTTATAAAAAACAATTAAGAAATAGAACAGAAAGACACAGAGAAGATCTTGATGACCTTAAACAATTCTTAAATATGCCTGCATTGGGTGCTACAATAGAGGAAGCTGCTAATAATTTAGCGGAAATTTATGAGGAAGCTGTGCAAACTGGACAAATACCAGATGAAGCAGCACCTGTAGATTATTTAAAAGATTTAGGAAATATGTTTAGAAGATAATGGGTTTAGCAAATTTTTTACCAAATGACACACAGATAGTAGAAGAAATAGATTCTGCTACTGGTGCTAAAAGTTATTATCTTGTATACAGTCTTTCTAAAGACCTTATACCAGAAGGATTAACTTACAGATATAAATTTAATAATTTAAAAGAAGTGTCTGAAGCTGTTGGTCCGACTGCAGAAATAAATGCAACTATTACAAAAGACGGTGATGATTTTACTTTTACATCAGGTAGTTTACAAAACATAACTATTGATGATTATGCAAATAGTTTTTATTTTGGAAATCATACGCAACTTAGATCTGTCTATACACAATTAGATTTAGCAGATCCTGAAGAAGGCGCACAAAGTTATGATTATTTAATAGAATCATTAAACATAGAATCACAGTACAAACCTTATTTAATGTCAAAAGACGCAAAAGGAAGATACGATTATTTAGCAGTTGTTATTGAGGCAGCACTAGAAGGTAGAACTGCAAGAGAAGCAGAGCTTGCACAAACGACATGGTGGAAAAAACATACAGCTAGTGAAAGACAAGAGATGTTATTTGCACATCAAGATCCTGCAACATTTAGTAAGCGTGGTATACGAACTAGAGAAGATATTATAAGCAAGATGATGGCGGCAGGTATTACAGAACTTGATGGTGGAGTAATAGACGCTATTACACAAAAAGCACAGTACGGTGTATTTGATGATAATGATATACAAAATACAATAAACAAATTAGCTAATCCACTTATTAGATATACATTAGATCCTGAAATTAAAGCTGCATTAGAAGGCAAAACATTAGAGACAATAGAACTTACAAGACAAATAGAAAATACAATAAATTCTATACTTGGTCCAGGAGTTGCAGATAACTATAATTTAGAACAATTACTTGCAGATTACCAAGACAATCCTACTGCATTTACACAAGAGTTTTTACCTAATTTAGAAGATCAATTTCAAGCAAAGTTTACACAGTACGAAGGCACTAATGTAAAATCATACGAAAGCATTGCACCTTTATTAAGACAAGAATGGCAAGGCATTACAGGTCAAAGAGCAGATGAGACTACTGCAGCATGGAACCAGTTTATTGCAACTAATGATGTAGCAGAGCGTAAGGATATTGCATTTGCTTTTGCAGCAGAATCTGGTTCACAAGCATACAGAGATCAGTTTAAACAAGATATGGAAAGTGCATTTGGTAAAGCAGGTGCTAGATCAACAGGCGGAGGAAGGTTTGGACTATGAGCATACTAGCTAGAATTATGAATTTGAATCCAATGATTGATGGTACTATTACACCACCAAATAGAACACCGCAAACACAGCAAGCAGTTATACCAGAACTTACTGCAGATACAGATTTAGAAGCATTGCGTGCAGCAGCAGCAGAAGATCCTGCAGTTGTAGCAGCTAGAGAACAAGCAGAAAGACTTGCTGCAGCAGGTGCGGCAGGTGCAGCAGGCGGAGACGGCGGAGACGGCGGAGACGGCGGAGACGGTGGAGACGGTGGCGAAACAGGCGGCGGCACAACAATATCTGATGAAACCGTTTTAGAAAACGGTAGATTAATTGTTTACAGAATTACTAGGGATTCTGAAGGCAACATTGTAAGCAGAGTATTTTTAAAAGATTTAGGACCAGAAGGCGGCGGCGGTGGCGGCGGTGGACCAGAACCTGATCCTGAACCAGGAGATCCAGGAGAACAGTTTAATGCTAGAGAGTTTGCTAAAGCTAACTATAGTTTTTTAGGTGACGAATTATTAGAAGTATTTATTAGTGAGTATGATACAAATGGTGGTGACGTTGATGAAGCACTACGTGCTATGCGTAGTACACAATCTTACAAAGATAAGTTTCCTGGCATATTTAGAGAAGATGGTACTACATTAAGATTTACTACTGCTACACCTGAACTTGATTATATAAAAATGCAAGAAGATTATTTTAACGCATTAGAAGATTACAATCTTAATCCAGAGTATTTTGAGGATAAAGTAACACAGTTGTTTTTAAATGACGTAGATCCTACAACATTTACTAATAGATTAGATACTGCATATACATCATTGTTTAATCAGTTTGACGCTGTAAAACAATACTATGTAGAGAACTATCCTGGACAATTTCCTACTACAGATGACATATCAGATGAAGCTATATTTGCTAGCTTTATATCAGAAGATATATCACAAGATATTATTGCACAAAGAATTAAAGTATCAGAAATAGGTGGTGCATTTGCAGAAGAAAAGTTTGCTGTATCAGCAGATCAAGCACAGAGATTAGTTAGTGCAGGATTATCTGGTACTGGTGCGCAACAAATAGCACAAAGAGCAGAAGCTCAATTACCAAGACTACAAAGACTTGCTAGACGATTTACTGGTAGAGAAGATATATTTGGACTATCAGAGTTTATTGAGTCTGAAGTATTTGGTGAAGGAGTTTCGGCACAAGTAAGAGAAAGACTTGAAGCAGAGCAACGTACAGCGTTTACGCAAGAAGGCGGTGCTGCTGCTACACAAGCAGGAGTAACAGGATTGGTAGAACAGTAATGTTTAAATGGGTTAGAGCAAGAAATAAAAAAGGTCACTACGTTGCTA